AAATGAAGATAAATCAAATCCTCCCATCACATCATTACCTTGTGATTCAAAGTTTTTAGGCATACCTTCTGTTTGTCTTTGTTGTATAAGTTCGCTTTGCTGAGTACCTTGTATTTTTACTCGTTTATCTTTACGATCTTCTATTTCAGCTTCTTTTTGTTTAGTAGCACCTATTTGTGCTTGAGCTAGTTGCAGATTGTACTCAAATTCAGTTGCCATTAATTGTTTCTTTATTTGAGCTTCGGTTTGCATTCTTTGTATTTCAAACTGTGACTTAGCTTGTTCAATTGCTACTTTTTCCGCGGTAAGAGCTTGTTGTTTTTCAACTTCAGCCATTGCCGCTCTTTCGGAAGCCTGAGCGTTAGCCTCAGCTTGAGCTTGTATATTTTTTTGTGTTAAAGCCTCTTCTCTTTCTTGCTTCTTTCTGCGCTTTAACTTTAGCATTTGATTAGCTAGCTTAAGATTTTTAATTTGTTTAATATCTATTGAATCTTCAATATCTATTTCTTTTGTTTGTAAAGCTATTTGTATATTTTGCTGTAACTCCGCTGTTTCTTCTTCGTCAGGTTCCATTTCTAAGTATATACCAAAATCGTGTAGATTTAGGTTTTCCATTTCTTTTAAAGTCTCTACATTAAATGTAGATACGCTATTCATTAAAGAATTTTTAGTAAGTGGGAAGTTTAATACATCTGCTATTTTTAAAGAAATATTCTCACAAGTACTAAGCGCTAAGAAAATACTAGCATCCTGAATATGTTTAGTAGCTACGTTTGATGCATTAGCTGCCATTTTTTGCAGTCCAACCAATGAATCAGCAGAAGGTAAAGATCCATCTCTTGCTTCATTTAATCCGGTAACATCCCTAATCATTTGCATGTTGTAATTATATGCAGTAATAAGAGATTGTATTTTGCCCATGCCATTAGAGGAACTTAATTCCTGAATAGGAACTTTACCTCTATTCATATCTCCATCTTGAGTAAGAGATCTACCTACAACAGAACCTGTTTGAAAATACATGTTTAGCGCTTCCGCTGGATTGTAGTTTGTTCCGTTACCTAAATCAACCTCAGCTAAACCGTCCATATCTAAAAAGATACCATCAGGAACCATTCTAGACAATACTTGTTGTATTTTTAAATGAGTCAGCTGTATTACATCCGCAAACCCTATACATTTACTTATTAAAGATTGTATTTTACCTTTATACATTCTTGGAGCGCATAAAGAATAGCTCATTTCTACACGAGTAGTGTCAGCCATTGGTCGTGTCATATTTTCTGACATTTCCCATTTAAGCATTGTATCTGTTCCAATTATCTTAGCCCCTTCGTATAATACTTCTATAGACCTTGAAACTCTTTCAAAGTTATCATTAGGTGGTGGATTAAATTGATCAGTTTTTTCAATTGCTTTTTCTAAGCCTGAATCTGTTTTCTTTATTTTAAAAACTTGGTCAGTGTATGTTTTATATTCAAAATATAAAACTTGTACAGTATTATAATCGTAGCTTTCAAACCCACGAATCATTCTTCTATCTCCAGACATCTTCTGAATTCTTTCTAATTCTTTATCAGATATGTTGGGAAATTCTTTTTTGAGCTCTGGTATAGTTATAGATTTAACTTCTCCTACATAATATATATCATCAAAGTGAGGATCTTCCGTATAAGACCAAACACAATAAGCGGGATCCACATAGTCAACAACAATGCCTTCAGCAGGATTAAACGATGTTTTAGTTATACCTATACCTATATTAACCAAATCTTGGTTTACCCTAGATTTAGTTAAATCAAATTCATTAGTTGCTAAAACAGTGCTAATAGCTTCTTCCTCGGCAACCTCGATAGCTTGCTTATAACTAAGCTGCATGTGCAGATCTCTCTCCTCTAAAGATTCTGGTAAATTGTCGGGGGATATGTTAGAACGACTTAAGTTTACATTAACAACCTCGGAAGCTTGAGCTTGCTCATTTTTAGTTAGCATATCAAATAACAAGTCTTCTGCAAAGTCTGTTCTTTTCTTTAAAGATTCAGGGTCTTGAGCGTAAGAAGTTAAGTCGTATTGTTTTTGGGTTATGCCATTAGCAACTATGTTAGAAAACTTAGATAATATAGGAACTGGTTTCCAGTCTAAATTAAGATAAGACAAATCCCCATTAATAGCTAGTTCATCTTTGTACTTTTGCACACTTTGTTCTCCTCTAGCGTATAATCGCAGGTTATGGAAATTATTCCAATTTGTAGCATAACGGTTCGAACCACTTCCTCCGTAATTAAACCATTCTTGCTCAATAGCTCTACTAACTTGAAGACCGTATTCCCACGTTGCTTTCTCAGCATCACTTACAACCTGATCTGGAAATGAGCTATTAGTATTTGTGCTTATATTCATTTATTATATTATTTTTGAAGTAGTTCCCTCGTTATTATACCTTTTAAACCCTAAAGAGTATGATTTAGTTTTTGTTATTCCTTTAGGACTATACCTATGTTTATTACAAGCCATTAAAGCTAGTCCAGAGCTTATAGATGCATCATGCTTAGTCCTATTATTTATATCAAACTTAGCCCAATCTTCTAAAGTTCTTTGTAGATACATGTCTCCGTATCCATCTTTTTTTTCCCCTATAAAATCTTCTATATACGTTTCAATAGCTGAAGCGTGTGCTTGTTTTATATCTTCACTTGAATTAGGTATTCCGCCTACTTCTCTTTCAGCTATAGATAATTTATTATATGTTTTATCTGGCCGGTTTATACTGAAGCCTCTATATCCTCTACGTTTTAAATAATAAAGCAATCTAGGTTTGTTATTTTCCGCTAGCAAAGGCATTCCATAAAACACACAAGCCATTAGCACATCTTCAAAAAACATTTCAGCCGTTGACGGTCTTGCGATATACTCAAGAAAAAAATGATTAGGGGGAGCGTCCTCCATTGAAAACTTTGTTAATCCATGAAGCGATCCGTTAGATCCGCCGCCACCAACAACGCCGCTAATATCATAGCTATCACATCCAAAAGCTCCCATGTGTTCATTACCAGGATATTTAACGCCATTTTTTATTATTAAGTTATTTTGTTGTTCTTGGTCTGGAACCCACGTTATAAAAAATCTACCATTTTTATTTGGGTAAAATATTACTCTAGTATCCTTAACCCCGTTTTCCCACTGAAAGTTACCTTGAGTAACCATAGCGGAGTTCTTTAATTCTTCATTGTAATCTATCTGCTGATAAATTTTTGTAAGATTAAATATAGATTGTTTAGCTTCATCTCTAAAAGCATGTTGTTCCGTACGAGGGAACTGTCTATAGTATTCGTTCAAAGCATCGGCATCATCCTTTAATCCTTCAACTTCATTTTCCCAATGTTGTATAACGCCCTCTGTAATAAGATTACCTTGAGGATCTAATGTTTCTTTTTTTGGAGTATCAAACACAGGATAGCCATACTGATCAATAAAACCCTCATAATTCCATTCCATAGGAATAAACAGTTTGTATAAACCAGTTTTAGTTTGTCCATTTTTATTTCTTGCCAACGCGTCTGATCCGTCATATAACTTTTTAAAGTTTTTGCCTCCTTTATCTAAAGCATTTGATGTTGAGCCCATCATACACTTACCTATAATTCTACTACCTAATCTTAAACAAGTCTTTGTTACTCGCCAGTTGTTAAGTATATTAGTTGGCTTTTCCCATTTACCTGATTCATCATGAACCAATAGTTTTAATTTTTCACCATCATAACTGTTATCACCTGTGTTTTTCCAGTCAATAGTTGTATCTAATCCATCAAGCTCTTGAGCTGCTTGATTTTCTTCTAGCTTACGTCTTGTAAATTTAGAAGCAGGTACTCTGTATGCTAATTCTGTTTTTGGACGGTCCATACCGTCTTGTATTGGTTTAAAGAAAAAAGGATAGTTTACCGAGATCGGTACAACCTTATCTGTAAACATTTTCTTGGCATCAGCCCCGGATTTGGATAATATGCCGAATCTAGAATCTGATGATATCGTAGCTGAATTAACTGTTTCTCCCGACGACATGAATGAAAATCCAGAGCGTCGATTTTTAAGGTAGCAAATACCGTACGATCTTGAATCCGCTTTGCAGGCTTCCCAGAATATGTAGAATAATCTGTTCGATTCCCTAAAGTCTGGTAACCCGACATCAATTTTAGACCACTGCAGGTACATGTAATGAGTACCAGTAATGTAAGTAGGCTTACCTTTATTAATAAACCAAAAGCCTTTTTCACGTCTTTCAAATTCTTCATCTATATATGGATGCCACTGTTCTTTAAAACTATTTGGATAAGCGTTCCAATCTTGAACACTTTTAATTTTTTTTAATGCCTTAGGATATTCTGTAGCTTTCCATTTGCTATCACCTAGGTCTTTTGCGTCTTCTGCTTTAGGTAGCGCAATCATTACACCACTTATTTCATAAATCTCCCCAATCTTGCCTGTTTTACTAATTACAATAGTATCATACTCAGCGTTGTATCCATATTCCCATTTAGAATATCTATTCTTTTTTTTAATTACAGCTGGTTTAATATGATCTTTTACAACTCTATATAAAGTTTGTTCGTATGCCATTACTTAGATCTCCCTTCTGCAAAACCTTTAAACGCAGGCTTGTTTGCTTTATTGTTTGATTCTGCAATCATACTCTCCTCCTCTTGAATTTTACTTAATATTTCAAAGGCATCAAATATACAAAGCTTTTTAGTAGCGGCAGCATTTTTAAGTCTGTCAGCAGATATATCTTCTTCTGAGTCAACGATCTTTTCTTTTGCTACCTTTACTAATTCTTTAATTGCTTCCCGCCCAGCGGCTATTATATTCTTCTTCGTTTCTATCGAGTTCATACTTTATAACAATATCATTTGATTTCATACAGTACATAATCTGGTCATCTATAACAAATTCCCATTCGCTATTAGGTGTAAAACCAATTATGTCCCCTGGATTGATTCCAGCGCGTTCTAAGGACTTATTACCTATTTTTAGTATACCAATAAGGCTAGCTGTTTTATCGCTGCTAAAAGGGTCTTTATTTTTGACCGGAGCAACAAAGCATCTATCGCCAAATGATTTCCAGTTCTTTTTATTTTTGTACAAATATATTTGATCTATTGCGCACATAAAAAGACCGTCTTTAAGAAACGATCTACTATTTTTTTTAAGTCCTTTCATATCATAAAAAACTCTAAACACATTATGATGAACGACTATTAAATCACCTTTTTTTATTGGCGTTGCAAACGCAGCAGGGGTTTCAATAACCTCAGCTATATTGTTAACGTGTTTAAAACTTTCTATAGAAGTGTTGGTTATAAGGTCCACTTCCCCAACCTTAACCTGATTATCATATCTTTGCCCTACAGGCTTTATGATAAAATCGTATATACTTCTCATTAGTACTCCAAGTCATACTCAACGGATATTGCCATGTTAGAATTAAACTTCTTCCATGGCATTATCTCGTCTTCTTTTTTTATAAATATATTATAAGAATTATCAGACTCTTCAAATATTATATGAGAAATTTCATGCCCACCGTAAACTGTCTGCTTAACAGAGTAATGCATTGCTTCGTTCTTGTAGTCGGCACCTATACTGATCTTTCTTATAATATTGCTCATAACCCTACTCTTTGTCGGCTGGCTCTACTTTATCGTAAGTACCATCAGTTAAATTAATATTAATAGGGCCATATTCATCTTCTATGGATTTTTTAAAATCCTCCATGTCTTTTTCAAGCATGTTTATCTGATAAATTGCTTTTGCTTTTTCAACCTCTAGTCCTCCAATATGAGCACAATACCTTTGCAAATCACTTTGCAACGCTTGCACTTTTT